GTTTTTTACGAGTTCACAAATAATGGTGACATTGAAAATTTATATTTGCAGGAATCAAGTTGGCCCGCAAACTCAGAAATTATTTTAATTAATAACGGAACGGTAGCAAACCCTTCGAATTATGGGCTCTATACTCAACTATTATGACCAAAATAAATTCCAAATCTTCACCAATTTCCTTAGGGAGAATAAGGGGTGAGGCTGGAGGATTAAACCTCACATCTTCTCTATCTACCAGAGATATATCTAATTTTGCATTTAATTCATCGTTTCCAAGGATAGGTGATGATGGGCAAACATTAAGCGGGTTTTCGCTAGGCGCTGATTTTAAGTTTTCTGAATTTGAATTTATGGATGCTAATCCTGGATATTATCTGATTGCAGACGGAGAAGATGATTACCCTACATTACTTGAGCGCTCTGATGATGGCTGGTTAGAGACAGATGACGGTGATAATTTAGTTAGCGATAATGAAAATGGAAATACGTCTGTTGTAGCAATACATATTATTAATGCGACTACATTAATTAACGTTAATCTAAGGTCAATTTTATTCCAAACTAGAGGATACACTACAGAAGCTGAAGCCATTATATTTATAAATAGAGGAGTAGTATATTCCAAAGATAGTTCTTTGCCCGCCTTACAAACAGGCTCTGGGTGGGAAAATAACTCTTACATTAAAATTATTAATGAAGGCTTGATTTATGGAGCGGGAGGAGATGGTGGAAATGCATTAAATTATAACACAGACATAAATGGCAAAGATGGTGGAGATGCAATTAGCTTGCAATATAATGTTGAAATTGAAAATAATGGCGGAAGTATTTTTGGTGGTGGAGGAGGTGGGTCTGGCTCTCTTTATAGCGGGGGTGGTGGAGGCGCTGGCATATTTGCAGGAAAAGGCGGCCTTGGGAACGCTAATGGAAATGATGGGACCGCTATAAATGGCGGGGCTCCTGGAACGCTTTTTTCTGATGATACATTTGCCCCTATGCCTGGTGGAGATTTAGCTAAAGCAGGGTTTGGGAATGCAGGAAGTGGAGGGGCTGCGGGACACTTATTACGCAAGAATGGCTTTTCAATAAACTCAAATACTTTGAATAATGGAAACTTTACTTCCACTACCTTAAAAGGCACAATAGGATGATACATTTATTCATAAACAAAAACGATCAAATTATTTTTGCATTTCCAGCTGAATCAAAAAAGCCAAGATTAGATGCTATGCAATATATAGATAAAACGCATAATAAAGACGAAATAAAAGTTGTAGTGGTAGATGATTCTGAATATATTAATGTAGAAAATATTATACGAAATAAAAGCGATGATAAAGAAAAACTTTATTATAAAAATGGATCAATTGTAAAAGTGTAATATATACTATATATGGCTAATGTTAAAATAAGAGGTTTACCTACATTTTCAGATGATTTCACAAATGAATCAACTGATTTTTTAGTCATAACTGAATCAGGCGCTGAAACCTCTAACGCCGCACGGACTTCAAAAATATCTATAAATAAATTAAAAAAATATATAGAGATAGAAGATCTAGATGGCGACACCAAATTTAGCGTTCACACTGGAGATAATACTGCTTCGATAACTTGCGACGGACTTACTCCTGCAATTGTAAATAAATCAGGGATTAATATAAATCCATTAAATCTTTCTGCTCCGATAAATTACGGATTAGGAATCTTTACATCTGATGGGATTAAATTCCCCGCAGGATCATCCGCCCAAAGACCAACTCCAACAAATGGCTTAATGAGATACAATACAGAACTTGGTCAATTTGAAGGTTACGTCAATAACGCATGGTCTCCATTTTCTAACTCCACGACAACCGTTAGTGGGCCCGACTTCTCAATTCAATACAAAAGCGGCTCATCATTCACAGGAAGCTCTAATTTAATATATTCAGAAGAACAATTGAGTGGTGCCAGTGGATTTTTTCATGATTTTAGAGTTACTGGAGATTTAGCTATTGGAGGAAATCTTTATGTTACAGGAGAAATGTTTGTAGAATCTGTGACTGATATCTCCACCACAGGCGATATTAGTGGGTATAATCTTAAAGGAACTAGTGGAATTTTTGGCACCACAACAGGACAAATAGGAGGCTTCAGCCAAGAACTCACGATTAGCGGTGTTCCCGTATTAACTGGAATAGAAATAGGAGATTTTGTAAGTACTGGAGAAACTGGCGTTTTCGTCACTACAGGTCAAACGGGAGATTTTGTAACTACTGGAGAAACTGGTGTGTTTGTCACTACGGGTCAAACGGGAGATTTCGCAACCACAGACTTATTAACAGGAATATCCGATGCAGACAATGATACTTATATAACAACAGAAGAAAGTTCAGATTTAGATAGTATATGTTTTTATACATCAGGAAGTAAGAGTGTAGAAATTGACGCCAGTGGAGACCTGCTCTGTTATAATGATGTTGTTGCATACTATAGCGCCTCTGACCAAAGACTTAAGGAAAACATCCAAACAATAGATAGTCCGATAAATAAAATAAAACAAATAAATGGAATATCTTTTGACTGGAAAGAAGAAATGCAGCCAAAATATTCTGGTAAAGATTACGGTGTGCTTGCTCAAGAAGTAGAGCTTGTTTTGCCAGAAGCCGTAAAAGATAAAGAAAATGGCTTTAAAAGTGTAAAATATAATAGTATAATACCATTACTAATAGAGTGTATAAAAGATCAAGAAAAAAGAATTAAAGAATTAGAAAAGATATGTCAATCGAAAGTATAAAAGTAAGGGATTTAAATACAACATCTTCAATAGGTGAAAATGATTTGTTGTTAGTAGCTAAGGCAGACGGGACTACTCAGAATGTAAAAATTTCAGACTTGCTCACATATGTATCATCGAACTCATCAAACTCATCAAACTCAGCAGGCTGGAGCAGCGGATGGGTTAACTATGCTGGTCTTACTTTTGTAGCTAATAACGCCACCCTATCTTTTACCCATAACTTAGGCACTGACGATCTTATATTTTCGTTGTTCGCCAGAGATACAGATGGCGGTGGAAACTCTGTAAGAGTAGATTTACAACCGACTAATCCCCCCACTTCCTTGGGGGCGCAATTTTGGGGCGCACAAATACAAGGCATAGAAGCGAATACAGTTACGGTTCAACTTCCTTCGTATGGTGTTATAAAACTTGAGGCTAACGGGAATTGGGGTTGGAAAAATTGGAATACTCAACAAATAAAGGTGGTAGCCAAGGTAATTTAGTGTAATATAGAATATGAGTAACCAAAGAAGTTTCTATAGATATACAGAAACACCGCTTTATATAGGAGCGGTTGGCACGAGCTATCACTCTAGAGCTAACGCTGCAGACTATCCAGACTATCCAGTTAATGCAAGCGCAAACGATTATATTTATTCAACAAGCGCTGGCCTACAAGTATCAGCCTCAGTTCCTCCAATGAGGACTTTAGGACAATCTCAACTGCATAGATATTTCCCTGACGCTCCACTCACTGCGAGCTTAAATACAGATTTTTATTTAAACGGTAATAGCGATCAAATTATAAGTAAAACTGGGGAAGCGGATGAGTTGTACGGAAGGTTGGCGGGTTTTAATTTTGGGCAAACATATCTTAATTCTTTTAATTTAACATTAGAGCCTTATAAACCAGCAAGTATAAGCGCTGATTTCTCTATTTATAAAATGACATCAGACAGAGATGGCAGCTCAACAGCTAGCGTGAATGATGATTACAGAAATATAGGCACAACTAATCCAGATGAGTTAGAGGGGGGTACATTTACCCCTGCAGTTCCTCCTGCTGAACCAGATATAAGCATAACTCCACTAAACACTCAGAATCACGTTACGACTGAATTAAATGGTTATAATCGAGCAACCATTGGAATTGAGCACCCAGTGTCTATTAGCTGGACAGAATCGTATGAGAGAATACCTATTTATGTAGTAGGCAAAAAACATCCCGTAGAAGTTAATCTCGGTAACATAAATAGAGAGGTTACTGTTCAAGGCGAAGATATTGGGAAGGTTATTGACTTTAAGGGTCATGATAAAAGAAATGCCACAATTAGCATTTTATTAAAAGCAATTGGTGCAGAGAATCAACCTGGGCAAGAAATTAATCGAGTATTAACAATTGCTGGTCAAATAGATACCCAAGAAATATCCATTAGCCAGAATGGCTTTATGGAAGGTACTGTGACAATCAAAGAATCTGTTCGTTAATAACCTAAATCAGCCCCAAGCGCGTCTTCAATAAAAGTAGCCTTGATAGAGTTATTGTCTATATATCTTTTAGAAAAACTCCAAGCATTGCATAGAAAGTATCTATCTGCGACATCATAAATTTCTGGTACAGAATCCCATTTAAAGCGGACATAACCTTTTCTATTTTCGAGAAAATGTAAAATTGCATAAGCTTCTCTATCGTCTCTGTTATTAAACTGAACATCGAATACTAGCGGGTTTGTATTTCTTCCGTCAGATAGAACCTCGACTTTTTCTCCATCATAAACCTTACTTAGTATTCTTGATTGTTGAGAAATTGTAGAGGCGTAACTAGGTTCCCAAAAAAAGTTTTTAGTCCAATGTCTTTCATCGGTACTACCTGGAATTCTGTGATCATCTACCCATGTACCACTGCCAGTATCTAAACTTGATCCGTCTAGCCAAGAATTGAAAGCGCTCTGTAGCGGCCTTGCAAAATGACTTTTCTTGCAATAATAATATTTATCAAAAGTCTGCGCTTCATAATCAGGCTTAAATACTACTATATCCTTAGGGTAGGCCCACTGCGAAAGATAGTTTAGCCCATTGATTACGTATATCGAGGTAGCGTAAAGAGTGTCATCAGGCGTATGATACCCAAAAGGTTGCGTCCAAGGAACAACTCTGATTTCAAAAGGCTTAGAGTTATTATCAGTTGAGCTAGGAGGATCATAATAACCAGGATGTATTGATCTGACATCGTTGGTACTATCAGGCATCCCATAAGTGTCTAAAGCAGCTCTTTCTATAAGCCCCATTGTATACCAGGGAAGACTTAAAATACCATCAGTAAAATCATTATTCAAAACCTTTAACATCTCTTCTCTAGTGAATATACTTCTCAAGTATTCCTTATAACCTATTTTACAATAGTCAGAATAATTCTTATAATGTTGTGCGCCATTTGATGGTAAAAAGTTCGACTCGTCATCAGAATTAATTGATAAATACATGGTATGCGATTCTGTAGCTCGAGGTGCATTCAATAGCGTTTCTGAAGATCCAGGAATGGCGGACTCTATATTTAAAGAACTTTGCTTGTTTGTTTTTAAATTAATAGATATATTATTTAAATTCTCTTTATTAAAAGTATGAGAGAATCCTACGCATCTAAATATATTTCTTTTGCAAAATGGGTCTGGAGGAACAAAGGGAAAATCAAGGCCCTTAGAAGTCTCTAAAAAATCTATAATTTGCCTAGCTTCACTATCGTGCAAATTACTATAATTTAAAGATAGAGAAAACGTTATATTATTTACACCTTTAGGCGAAATTGCATAAAAACCATCTCCGTAACTAAACATTCGGATAGCTCCTTCATACGAAGCAGAATAACCGTAATCAGGAGCTAAGTATTGACCGTTTCTTTGTGGCCAAGTAGTTGTAAGGCCTTGTAAGCTAGTGTTGTATGTTCTGTCCACATTCTAAATTACACTTATTGGCTTGATGGAGCGTCGTTTCCTGCAACTTGTATTGGCTTGCTTTCAAAAGAAAGGTATGCAGAAACCAATTCTTTTAGTTCTTGATCATAACCGCTAGCTAAAGATCTGTATGCGCCCGCTGCAGTGTTCTTATTGGGTCTTACGATCATCGAGCCATCGGAGTCACGTATTTGTATAAAGTCGCTTGATTTAGTGGCTCCCTGCAGAGTTTTTCGAGACATTGATGAGTTGAAGTTTTTTAGGTACATCGCTCGATATATAGCTTTTTCTTCATTTTTGAAGTCAGCTTCAGGCTCAATAACACCATTGACAACATCAAAGGATGTATGTATCATAGTATTAAGATTGCCTATATGAGAGTCTAACCATCCAGAAATAGAAGATACTGTAGCAACTTCTGTGTCTGAATCAAATTCATGATCAAATATTTCCTGAGCTAAATCTCCTATATTACTCAATTTACATTCCCTCTCTTAATATTTTAGATACTTCCTTAAAGTCAGGGCTGTTTGTGTTAAGCCCAACCTGCCTAGAATCAGCTCCTCCGATAATTGTTCTAGATTTATTTCTGTGCTCAAACTCCTTCATTAATCTCTTTTTTAAATTAGTGCGATTAGCTGAAGGCATTACGCCGACTCTTACTGCTAATGACTGCATATCTACAAGAGTCATTTCTGACAAGTTTTCTTGGAATACGCTTGCATTTGCTGTTTTGAATGGATTAACTTCTTTTACTCCAAGAATGTCTTCAAGCTCTTTAGTTTTCTGAATGTATTCTTTACCTGTAGTTTGTTCCATAGATTGTAATTCTTCGATCAAATTTTTCTTAGGCTTCTTAGAAGCTTTTGACTGAGCTTTTGGCGAACTCTTCTTTGTGTTTGTTTTTTTCATACCTTTTACCTTTCCTTTTTATTATACAATGAATATACACTTTTTTCAAGTTTAATAGAAAACAAAAAAGCTCGCCGTAGCGAGCTTCTTTGGTTAAGGGTTAAGTTTTGGGGAATTAAATTCCAGTAAGGCCTGAAGCGACCAATCCGTAAAGAGCACGATCATCAAGGATGACGCGTCCTTCTTCAAGGGATCCATAGTATCCGATTTTTTGCTGACGAACACTGTACTGATCATCTGCGACAAGGCTCATTTCAGCGCCACTCTCAGAGTCGCGAGAAAGAACTCTCATGAGAGAGTCACGGCTACGATCAAGACCAAGAATAATTTCTTCGCCACTGCTTAAAGCTGAACCAGAAATTGTGCTATAGATCTTGTTGTACTTTTGACCATCACCAAGCTCATTGATTTCCATAATGGAAACGCCATAGAACTCAGGAATTCCAGCATTGTTATAAATGCTTTCACGCATATCGTCAGTAGCAGCAATCGGAGGATTACCTGCAACAGCATCAGTTCCAGCTGCATTTTTTGTGTTCACTGGGTTGTAGGCCAAGGAGCGAAGCTCTTGTACTACTTCTGGTGAACAAATAAGGTCTGTAACTCCACTTCTGCGATCAGTTGGGGTTCCGCCACTGTAAGAAGTGTTGATTCTTTTAGCAAGAGTCATAAGGCGATTAAAATCGTCAAGCATAACTCTTTTGTCTACAGAGCAGTCAATAACGTGTTTTTGACCATTGGTTTCGGCTTTTTTCAAAGCTCCCATGATCAAGTTAGCCGAAGTACGCTCTTGCTTAAGCAAAAGCTCTTGAGCAACGCGAGTAAAGGTTTTACCAACTACATCAAGACGAGATTTTGCTGCATATTTCTTGTCGAAAGATACTGCGCTATCAAGATTGTAAGTAGTTACCTTCATTTCGCTGAAGCTAGGTTGTACTTGACTGGTTGGAAGACCACCTGGTACAGACTGGCTGTAAACCTGGATGTAATCTTCATCCTCTACGTCATAGTAAAGATCCAATGGAATACTTGGATTATCATCTGCATCGAAAGATAAAGTTTGAAACAAGTTACTCAAAGTAGGAGCATTGTTAATTACTTCTGCCAACACTGGAGCCAAGAAAGCTGCTAGAGCTGCTTGAGCCTCATATGCGGTTTCGCGATTTTTCGAAGCCATTGCTTTTACGAGTTCAACTTGCTCTTCTGTTCTTTTTAATGTAATATTCATTTTCGTAATTTCTCCTTTAGTTTAGCAATCAATTGCACAAATTGCGTAATTTCCGCTAAGAGAACCAAGAGGTTCTGAGCGAGATCCAGTAGCGAGAACGGTTCCTACACCACTAACGTCTGCAGCAGCCTGTCCAGAAACTTGTCCGTCACTAGTAACGACAAGCGTATTTCCGATAGCGGCATCTGTACCCCAGTCAGCAACATCAAATGCAGATTCGTGAAGAGTAAAGATACCCTTACGAGCTACAGGTACTGCTTGACCAGGAAGCACTGCGTGATTTTCTAAAGCTTTTTGAGGATAATAGAGAAGCTTCTCTCCATTCTCGTCAGCTTTAGCGACTTGGTTAAGAGTGATCCCTAATGCTTTAGAGGATCCGTCTGCGAGTTCGACCTTATGCGGAACAGTTGGATATTGGTTGGCACCTATATGGGGGTAATCAGTCTTGCCCAAGTAGGAATCAGCTCCATATTCAATTGGATCGTTATTAAGGTCTCCGACTTCAACTTGAACGAAAACTCCGCCATGCACTTTTGCAGTGCCTAGGGCATCATCGAGATTATCAACTTCTTGACCGCTTTTGGCAGCAAAAAGATTAATAACATCGTTTTCGTCGTACTGTCTGAATGGTAATATTCTTAGTCCCATTTTGATTTCCTTTAATTAATAAATTTTAGTATTTTACAACAACGTTGTCTTTGAAAGCTTTTTGGAATCTCTCAGTAAGAGTTTCTGGCTCTTCAGACAATGTTTCGCTTGAATTTGAAATTTCTACATTAGAAGCTTCGGCGTTATCAAGAACTTCTTCAGGTGTTACTTCTTCAGTTGATTCAACTTCTGACGCTTCACTAGTTTGAACTTCTTTTAATTTAGCTTCAACAGCTTCGTTTAATTTTTCTTGAAAAGCTTTCGCTTGCTCTTCAATGAAAGCTTTATTTTTGTGCTGCCACACTTTTTCGAACTTAGCCTTATAATCAGCAAATGATTCAGCAGATACGTCAAGTTCGTTCAACTCTGAAGCAACAATCTTTTTGTCTTCGTCTTCTAGATCGTACTCAGAATCAAGGGCACCCATTCTTTCATTGAAGGTAGCTTTGATAAGCTCTTGAGTCTTCTCAGCTTCTAAAGATTCAACTGCAGACTGAGCTTCTTTAAGCTCGGTTTGAAGTTTTTCTACAGAAGCCTTGAGCTCTTCTTGCTGCTTCAATAATTCTGCCTCCGCATTTTTTGCTGCTTCGACGTTTGACAAATACTCTTCATCTTTTTGCTTGATAGCTTGAGTGAATGTTTCTGTCATAGAAGCGACTGCTTCCTTGTCGAACTTGTGCTCGGCTAATGCAGATTTGAATTCTTGAATTAATTCTTGTGATTCCATAATGTTAAATTTTGTGTTATCTTGTAAGATTACCCCTTTTTTATTATTCTGGGAAATTTTTTTATATTCTTTTTGTAAAAAAGGGTTTAAAAAGGTCTTATTAATTTCTATTTTTTCCGTTTTTGGATACGATGCCAAGCTATTTTGTTCTTCCTTGTCATCATCGTTATAATGAATGACGCCTTTAACATCGGCGGCTGGTTTAGCGGTAAAACCAATTCCTAAAGGATAAACATCTCCGATTACCAACCTGCTTACTTTTACTCCGTCTTCAGTTTTACCTACTCCTCCTTGAGTAATCAAGTATTGTGAAAATTCTTTAATTTGGTTTTCATCCGTAATAAGTTCAGCTTCCTTAAGGTCATCACTGCCTAATGCAATATAATACTTATTAAAACCAAGCTCCCAGCTAGCAGAAACTACTTGATAGTTATCCGAGTCTTCGTCTCCGCTATCTTCTACCAACTGAGCGAATGAAGGATTAGCTATTTTATACACTACTGCCGCTAAAGCTATATTAAATGCCTCGTTTGTTCCAGCGACTTCCTTCTCATCAAGCAAGTTACCAGACTGAGAATTGTATTCAGATAATCCAGCATTTACAATATGGCCTACTATATTCTCTCTATTGTGCTCGAGGTTCGCAGGTTTGTGTATAAAATAATCTTTAATGGCTACAGCTGTCGCTGTTTCAATTCCATCACCATTATTATTAAATTTGTTTGCAACCGCAGCATTAAAAGCAACACCCAGCAAGTCTAGATTTCTTTCAAGATTTACATTTTCAGGGATGAGGGGTAAAAGAGGTTTTAGCGAAGCAGTTGAGATACCTTCTTCAGACTCAATTTCAAGCGAAGCTAGCGAGCTCTGCGAAAAAGTTGTTTTATATTTAAAAGGAGCTTTCATACAAAGCATTACACAGATTTTTTGCTTTTATTTTTTTTACTATGATATAGTAGTGCAGCTGGGTATTCTTCTATTTGATGCTCTAAGCATATTTTATCTACGCCTTCTAAAGTATTTAAATCCATAATCTTTTCAGAATCTTTGACAACGCTTTCAAAGTTTTTATTCCAATTTTCTTGCTCAGAAGATACTACTATTTTAGAACATAATTCACTTATAAGTTTTTGATGCCCTTTATTTAATCTTTTTATTTTTTTATGAGTTTTTAATATTTTCTTAGCTTCTTCTGTGAATTGCTCAGTTGCATATACTACATTTTGTATATCTGTTCTGCCATACGTTTCTTTAGCGGCAGCTTCTTTCGGAATTCCTGACGTGCCAGTTGGTCTACCAGCAGACTTAGGTGTCTGAGTTGAAGTTTCTCCTTCAATCATAGGTACTCCACCTACTAAAGGATTGTAGTACCCCATTTCTCTCTCTTCTACAAATTTTTCTTGAGCAGGCGAAATCTCTTTTGATTCTGGGAATACTCCAGTTTTCATAACGTCTACACCTTGCTGCGGAGTCAGTATTCCTATCTCCATTAATCTTGTAGTTACTCTTTGAAGTTGTGTTTCATCCTTAACATTCACTTCTTCAAATTTTGCTTGGGGTATAGATTTCATTCCTAAGTTTTTGCAAATCTGATTAATTTCTGGCTGAAGAAATTGCTTTAAAAATGCATTCCTCGACTCTTTTAACCTTTCTAGGAATATTTCAGCCTTAACTGCAGTATTTGAGAATTTTTCTTGGCCAACAATTATATTCTGCAAGCCTTCCTTGATATCTTGATTGACAATCTCATATTTTTCAGCACCTAAAACCTTATTAATTTCTGGTATAACAAATTGTGCTTTAGTTGTATAGTCACTGACTAAAACCCTGCCAACACTTTCATTTTGAAAAAGCTTTTGCATAGCCACCATGTTAGTTGGATTGACTCCTCCTTTGTCTGGCTCAGCCCCCATTGTGATTAAGAGTATCACATTTTCGATTGTTCTAGTAATAGCTTGATCAATTTTTTTAAGCTCTAGCTTAAAGTTAATGTCGTCTAAAACAGAAAATCCAAATGGAATAGCAAATGGCTCATAATCTTGTTTTTTATAAAAGCAGTATCTAAGATATTTAGGATCAAGAGGGACTTTCACACCATCCCTCAAGTAAGCATTGTCCTTAACTTTCTTCTTAGCCTCAGGAGACAAGGATTCAAATATTTGCTTATCTAAATCGTTCTTTGGGCTTTTTAGCCTTTCTATCTCATACTCGCTTAATATCTTTTCATACAAAGAGTCAGAAAATGAAGAGCTATGCCTTCTTACGATGTCATATGGATTTAGGATGATATACCTTAATGGAATTTTACCTTTGAGTCCAAGAATCTCTGTTCTGTAAGATCTTCTCAAATCATTTAAATCAATTTTACCTTCTAAGGTATATAGGAAAACATTTCCTGATCGATAATACTCTCTAAAAAATTGATCTTTTAAAAACCATAAGTTAATTTTGTCAAACCATTTTTGTATAAAATTTCTAGCAACTTCACTACCGCCCTCTAGCATAATTTCTGCATTAGCAAATTCAGACATAATATCAATTGCGTTTCTAAATATAGAAATATTACAGTAAGCTTTTTGGCACAATTCAATAGCTTCTCTGATATGTATCCCTTCTGCGCTGAAATGGTATGGAAGCAGCCCCTTATGAATGTTTTCGTATTTAGAAGCCTTTGTGCCTAAAGCCGCTCGATTCTTTCTTGTTTGGGTATCGACTTTACCACCTCTACTGTATTCACTCGCTATCGATTGGTAAAATCCTTCTCCAGATAACTCTGGAGACCATTGAGCAGAATTTGATATCATTATATTGTCCAAAGGTTGACTTTGGTCAAACTTTTTCCAGTATTCAGATTTCTTAGTATATTTTCTTTTAGCCATTTGTCGAGAATTACACCTATATATTATAATAAGTAAAAAAAGTTACTTTTAAAGTTACTTTTAACTTTTATTTTATAAACATTGGCGTAAAGTCTACGTACTTTGGAGTCAAATCGACATTCATAAATTCATAGTACAATGAAGTCATCCAGTTGCCTAGAACTAATGCAGAGTAAGAGTCTTTTCTAGTTTTTTCGGGGCCCGTTTGTCTTTTTAAATTGTCAGGCAAGTCAAATGTCTGAGTTCCTTGGGGAGAAGTTTTTATTTGAATCAGAGCACACTCAGACTTGGTTAAGTTCATTAGATCGTATTGATGCTCAATGAGGTCAATCATTTTAGATTGGGGAGACTGATTCTTTTCTTCATTTTTTAAAAATTTTAATTTCGTGATTGGTATTTTCTTTCTGCGTTGCATAGCATAATCTTCGTCAATAGCTCTTGACGCAAACCACAATCTTTTATGATCGAAATTCGCCTGAAGAGATTCGTTCGCTCTTCTTATCCAGTCAGAACTAGGTTTTCTTAGGAAACAAATTCTTCTGTCCTGTTGGTTATATTGTTGCCTAACTCCCTTAAGGACATTCTGATAATCATTTAAGTCATCAAAATTAACATCTATTTGTTTAAAGTTAATATTATCTTTTTTAAACATAGAGCTTTCATTAACAGCATTAATAAATTGAACGCCTCCCATATAGTCAGCTACAATACTAACAATATTAAATTTTTCTATAAGATATTTAAAATAGAACATATGATCTTGTAAACGAGTTCCAGACATTGCATAACTATGGACTACGGTCGCATTTCGCTTTTCATCATTTAATTTTAATATATGCATAGCAAAATCATCAGAGCTTTCACTTTCTGCCCAGCTAGGGTCAATAGCTAAAATATATTTTGCATCAGGTTCGCCCGCTATTTCCACACACTGCCCTTCTCCATCCTTTATTGTGCATTCCGCCATTCTAGAAGTCTTAAAATATCCACTGCTATCATCTGTAAATATAGCATTAAACTCTCTATCAAACTGAGATTGACTCATTGTAGCTTTAGATTGATTAATCAAATTAACATCATACAATTGCTTAGGAGCGCAATCATAACTAAAGTGCATAATAGATCTCCTAGCATTAGAGCCATCTTTATGGTCAACATGATTTAATATCAAATCTTCGAAATTAGAATATAATTTATACAAATATTCAAATTTATAACTAGCGGATGATAACATTATTAATTTATTGTTAGGCCATCTATATCTTTGATCTTCAGTCATTTCGCCTTTTTTTATCAAGTTTGTTTCAAGGTTAAATAACTCCTCTCTTTGAGTAGGATTTTCAACAACAGACAAGAATGGCACGATAACTTCATTGTATACTCTTTCAGGCATTAACAACATCTCATCAATAATGATTCTATGAAATCTAAAACCACGAAGCTTGGAACCATCGCCTAATGGCAGAGCTCTGATTCTACTTCTACCTATTTCCATCAACCATTCATCATTACTCTTGCTTTTTTTAGTAATGCAGCCTGCAAGCATTTTTGCCTGAGGCTTATTTGCAATATCTTCAATTTTTTTAAATATTTGCTTTGACTGCCTGAATGAAGCAGCTAATATCCCTATCTCTACGCCCTGATTAAGTATAGCGTCCAGGAAGGCGTAAATTCCTGTAGTAAAAGATTTTGACATACCCCGACTCCAAATACCTAGGAAGTAGTCAGTTTCAAACATGCCCTTAATCGCCATGTGTTGAAATGGAAATAAATCTACTCCTGACAATAAACTAGTTGTGAAAGTTATATTTTCTCTTAAAAATTGATATAACAATATTTTAGCTTCTTCTTCTTCTAGAAAACCTTTATCTAAAAGTAATTTATTTATATCCTCCTTAAAAGGATTGTTTGGTTGATTTCCTGGTTCCCAGCTCATTTTTGTTTGTCTAGATAATATTGAATGTCCGTGCTCCATAAAGCATCTCCAAGAACTAATAATTTTGGAATAATTTCTACAGATTTTTCTCGATTTCCCGTGAAGATAAATTGGCAGCATCCCGCGTATTCATGAGATAATACTCTCATATTGTGCCATATGTAATTTAAGTTAGATCGGTGTTTGGAAAAATTGTTTCTCTTTTTTATTTTTTCTATATCGCTTTCGGTAACCACATATAAATAGCACCCCATGTTTCTACACCTATCTAATTCTTTTTTAAATCGCTCAAAACCTGTAGACATTGTTGATTTAAAATCTTGCTCTCCTTTTCGGTCAACATAAGTATATGAGTAATAATCGCCAGATGAAGTATAATCTCCAAAATCTAATTTCATTGTTTTAGAGTTGGGAAATGATAATGGCTGTTGTTCTCGAGTATCTATAAATATTGGCGTATCTTTGTATTTATCAGCGTAAAACTCTTTACATATTCTTTTGGTAAATATTGGCTCAACCCCTGTAAGCTTAGAAGCCTCTGTATATGACCCAAAAAGCATTTTATAGCTATCTATAGGTGGTAAGTCATATATCTGCAATTCTATATGGCTAGGGGCCTTTAAGAGGTTTTTCTCATCTATTCTATTTTTGAGCTCGCTAACTGCATAATGTTTAGCGAGTTTATTATCTTTGTTTTTTATAAGCCATTGCACCATTTGCCATCTGGTTGAAAATCTTTTGCGAAAATAATCTTTTTTGTTTTTAAAAGGTAACGGCTCACCATTATACCAATTCTTCATTGGATAATAAGTCGTATAGTATTCGCTCAATAAAATGTTATGAGACTTAATATGTATATGAAGTGCTCTTTCAGACTTAAAGGATTTTTTACAAACCTTGCATATATGTTCTACATTCTGATCCATAATATTAACGCATATTTTGTCCAGCTATCTGTAGGTTTAGACTCATGTAGCATGTCATAATTGGGCTGATTATTTTTTAAATTTTTCCACATCAACATTTTGCCCGCCTCAGGCTTAAAAGACATCTTGAATTTAGGAAATCTAGTTTCTCCACCTTTTTTTCCACTGTTGAGGTAAAATAGTATACTATACCATCTTTGCTTTCCAAACTGACTTGGTAACATAGCATATGGGTTTTCAAAAAAATCATAATGTTCTTCATAGTACATTGATGGCTCATATTTAATGAATTGCGCTTCTTCTTGAAATAAAATGTTAGTTTTTGTAATTTGACTACAATATTTTTTAATTTCTGAAACTACAGGGTGCGATGATATTGCGACAGTATTTAGATTATTTCTTTGACCATCGTTAACTCCAGCGACAGTTGCAGATTTACATTGCTCAGAAAATGAATTAATTAATAAATTACATGCTTCTTTTGTGAGGACTGACTCAGCTGTGAATATCTCATCATAGATATTCAGGAGCCTTTGGGGCTGGATATACTTATACTGCATCGTCTTTAGATAATCCTAATATTCTTGCTTTCCAGGAGTCCATAGATTCCATGCGATCTGCTTCCTCTTTCACTAACTTTTTTTGCATTTCAGCCATTCTTACCATCACAGCTCGCTCTTTTTCATTTTGGAAAGTTTCAACTAATGATAATATTGATGCATTTTGAGATTGGCGATTCTCTAGCCTTTTAGCTCGATCACCATTTAATTTTTTGATTAGAGATTCCATTCTTTTCTCACACTTATCGTACTCTTCACTTTTTGTCTTAAGTAGCTCGGCTAGCCTTACAGTCATCTCTTGTTGTGAATCAGCATCATTAAACATTCTATTTAATTTCTCAATATTTCTACTTACATTTCTCAGGTTAATGTAATCGATGCAAACATTAATATATAAATTAATTTCATCGCTAGTTAAATCAGGTTTTCCCCAGGTAGCTCTTACAAATTCAGCTTCGAATAA